CTTCGCGCCGGGCAGGAAGCCGGGAACGTAGCCGGCCGCACCTACGCAAAGCAAGGTGGAGGGGGGCGCTGGTGAAAAGATCCGCTTCCTCCATCCTCGATCCTTACGGGCGCCCTGTTCCATACAGCAGGTTTCCGAGCCGCTCACGGCGCACAACTTATGCAGCCGCCAAGACCAACCGGCTCACCGGTGACTGGATGCCGGTCAATACCGACATCAACCAAATCATCGCAAGCTCACGGCGGATGATCACCGCTCGCGCGCGCCAGCTGGTGCGAGATTTTCCACCTTGCCGCAAAGCCCTTGAAGCTCTTGTAAATCGGACTGGTAAATTCAAATTCCAGAGTCGCGTGAAGAATGCTGACGGCCAGATAGATCGCAGACTGAGGCGGAAGATCGAGGATGCCTTCAACTTTTGGATGGACGAAGCAGACGTTTCCGGCCGGTTGCACTTCGCCGAAATGATCCGCCTGGCAAAGCGTCAGGATGCCGAGGTCGGTGAATTCCTGTTCGTTAAAACCAAGTCCAGGAAGTCCGGCCGCTACATTCCGTTTGCTCTGCAAATGTATGAGTCTGATTGGCTGACGACGCAATATGACACGTTCTATGGGGGCGGGATCGGCCGTACCAGCAACGGCACAGAGATTTATCAGGGGATCGAATACGATGCCTCGACCGGTGAGCGCATAGCCTACCATTTCGCCGATCCAAACGGATACAGCACGACCTATCAGCGCGTCTCGGCCGATCAGGTGATTCATGGATTCGATATGCTTCGTCCCGGTCAGCTTCGAGGGGTTTCGCTTTTTGCGGCCGGCATCCTGCTTGCTCACGACCTGGGCGATTATATGGACGCCGAAATCGATACGGCGAAGCTCGCAGCGAAATATCTCGGGATCGTGAAAACTCCAGATCCTCAAGGTTTCCAGAACCTCCGCACCACCACTAATCCAGACGATACCAGCCAGAAAATTGAAGAGCTTGAAAACGCCATCATCGAATATCTCCGTCCCGGCGAAGAGATCACATTCGCCCAGCACAACCGTCCAGGGGAGAGCTTCGAGCCGTTCGTAAAATTCATTCTTCGTATGTTCGCTATCTCCGTCGGGATCTCTTATGAGCTGGTATCGGGAGATTACCAGGGCCTCAATTATACCGTTCTGCGCGGCATCAGAAACGATCTGAAGGCAGATCTTCAGCCGCACCAAGATAGGCACATACGGCAGCTTTGCCGCCCTGTTGCCCGTGTCGTCATGGATGAGCTGGTACTTTCTGGACGGCTTTCACTGCCAGGTTATTGGACTAATCCAGCTCCATATCTTAAGCACGAATGGTTACCTCCGGAGTGGCCGTCAATCGATCCGCTCAAAGAAGGCCGAGCCGATGCGGATGCGGTAAAGAGCCGCCACAAATCACCGCAAGAAGTCATTACTGCGCGCAGTAGAGACCCGGAAGACGTGCTCGATGAAATAGAAGAATGGGAAGCTATGCTCGATGAGCGCGGCTTGAAGGTCGAGGAAATTACGAACAGCGAGAAAACCAACCCTGCGAGTTTGGATAATGAAGATTCTTCAGTGGATGACGAGGAAAAAGGAAGCCGAGCAGCTCACTTATCGCTCGTTTAGTGCACGGGCAAAGGGGCCGTCGACGCTCAACCGCGAGGCACGATCTGTCGAGGTTGTGGCAGCCACCGAAAATCCGGTCAACGTGCTCGATTGGGAGCGCTGGGAGGTTGTCCCGGAGGTGCTGCTCATGAGCGGGGCACGGCTGCCGAAATCGCGGAAGATCCCCCTTCTCGATTCCCACACGCGCTCCAGCGTTTCCGATGTGCTCGGGTCCGCGCGGAATCTCCGGGTGGAATCGAACGAGCTGATCTCAGACGCCGTCTTTTCAAGTAACCCGCGGGCCGATGAAGCGTTTCGACTGCTCGATGAAGAGCATGTCGAGGATTTCTCTATCGGCTACCGCGTCAATAAATACACCTGGATTGATGCCGGGAAAACCAAAACGGTCAAGGGGCGGATGTTTGAGGGGCCGCTAAGGGTTGTCACCGACTGGACGCCGCGAGAGCTGAGCATCACGCCCATAGGCGCGGATGAAGCGGCTAAGGCAAGATCTTTCAATGAAGGAGAGGATGAGGACATGGACAAAAGATTATTGGCTTATCTGCAAAGCAGGGGGTTGGCCGAGGACGCCACCGAAGAGCAGGCGTGGGCATTTCTGGCCGAGCTTCGCAAGCGTGACGCAGCCAACCAGCCGGGACAGGCTGACAGTGTGAGGCGGGAAACTCCGCCGGCTCCGACCGATCCGCCCGAAGGGAAGCGGGAAGATGTTCCCGTGAAGCCTGATCAGTCGCGGGAAGAGGCGGTGCGAGCCGAGCGCTCTCGGATCAACGAGATTCGAGCTCTCTGCGATCGCTTCAACCTGGGCAACATGGCGCAGAGCCTCATCGACCAGGGCCGGTCTGTCGAGGATGCGCAGCGGGCAGTGCTGGAGGAAGTTGGCAAGCGCGATGCTCCCACTCCAGGTTATCGCGGCCTGATCGAGATCGGTATCGAAGCGGCCGATAAATTCCGAGGCGCGGCGATCGATTCCATCATGATCCGGGGCGGCAGTACGCTTGAAAAGCCCCAACCTGGAGCGCGGCAACTGGCAGGGTTCTGCCTGCGCGAGCTGGCGCGGGAAGCTCTCCGCATTGCTGGACAGCCCATCGGAGGCGACATCCGCGAGATGGTCGGTCGAGCGCTCACCACGTCAGATTTCCCGCTGATCCTTGCGGCCGGGGCGAACAAATCCCTTTTCGAGGGATGGGACGCGGCCGGGGAAACCTGGACCGTCTGGTGTGGGACCGGGAGCGTGCCGGATTTCAAGGAGATCAACATCGTCCGTCCCGGCGAGTTCGATGACCTCGACGAGATCCCGGAAGGCGCCGAGTACAAATACGGTGGCCGTACCGAGCACAAAGAGGCCGTGAAGATTGCGACCTATGGAAAGATGTTCGCCATCACCCGCCAAACCATCATCAACGACGATTTGAGCGCCCTGACCGACATTCCGCGTGGTCACGGTGAGGCGGCCGCCCGTAAGGTTGGAGATCTTCCCTATGCGGTTTTGACCGCCAATGCGGCCATGGGTGATGGAGTGGCGCTGTTCGATGATACCAATCACGGCAACGTCGGCACCGGCGGCGTGGTTGGCGTTACGACGATTGCCGAGGGCATCAAGCTCATGGGGTTGCAGACAGACATCGGCGGCAAGCGCCGATTGAATATCAGACCGGTTTTCTTTATCGGTCCTCGTACCATCGAAGGTTCCTGTGAGGTGTTTTTCAAATCCATGCAATATGCCGATGAGGCAGCCGCTGGCACTCCGGACGAGGCACTCTCAACAACTCGAGCCAATCCCTATGCCGGGAGTTATTTCACGCGAGTCTATGAGGGACGGCTTGACGATGACGATGTAGCCGCTTGGTATTTGGCTGCCCAAAAGGGAAAGACCGTCAAAGTCTATTTTCTGAACGGCAATCAGAGACCATACATGGAAGAGCGTGCTGGCTGGTCTGTCGATGGTATGGAATACAAAGTCAGAATTGATGCAGCCGCTAAAGCGGTTGATTGGCGCGGCCTGGTCTACAACGAGGGTACGTAACCTGACGGGGCGGGAGATTCTGCCCCTTAAATAAAAGGAGTTGGCAAATGGCTACGAATTTCATTCAAAAGGGTGATGTTTTAGACCTCACCATTGCCGCTGGAGCCGCCGTAGACGCGCCGATCATGGTTGGGAATATTCCCGGTGTCGTACTGGCTACCATAGCGGCGGCTGGTCATGGCGCAGTACAACGAGTCGGGGTCTTCGACCTGTCGGTCGAGGCGGTCAACGATGCCGGCAACAGCGCGGTTGCCATCGGTGATGCCATTTTCTACACGGCAGAAGATGATCCGGTGCTTAACAAGAAAGCGTCCGGCAAGCTGTTCGGCTATGCCTTAGAGACAGTAGACAGCGGGGAAACTGGGACTATCAACGTGTTGTTAGCCCATGGCCACACCGATCAATTGGCGGCCGGGAGCGTTTCGGCAACCGAGCTTGCAGATGATGCTGTGACGGCGGATAAAATCCTGGATGGTGCCGTTACTGTCAACAAGATTGGCACAGGGGCGGTGATCGAAGCGAAGATCGGGTCCGATGCGGTAACGAACGTAAAGATCAAAAACGACGAGATCAAGCAAACCAAGCTTAACCGGCGTTTCACCTTCGAGGAGTTCGAGAGCCACCCGGTCACCTCGAAAAAGGCCGGCGGGGCGGCAACCGGTACCGGCGGCGATGAAAACCTGATGGCATTCGAGGAGAATACGTTTGAATATCACATCCTGGGCACTCAAACTATTCTCGCACCGTCTTTGTTAGCTACCGGACTGAACATCGGCATGGACCAGACTGACAATGACGGCGTGGAAATTTCGCAGGGCATTCTGGCAAACAGTCGCGCGGCGTTCGTGGTCGGAACCGATGCGGCGTTCTACGCAAAGTGCAAATTCAGTATTCAGACTGTTGCCGGCACCGATGATTGCGCGTTTGGTTTCCGGAAGGCCGAGGCGTATCAGGCCAACATCGATGATTATGACGAGATGGCCGCCCTCAACGTTATTTCCGGGGCCATTAACATCGAGACCATCCTCAACAATGGTGACACCACAACTACCGACACAGAGGACGCATGGGCCGATGGTGAAACCCATACCCTGGAAATCTATGTCAGCGCGGCAGGCGTGGTGACCTACAAGATTGATGGTGTAGCTCCGACCACAACGGCAGCATTCACCTTCGACAACGGTGAAGTGGTAGTTCCGTTCTTTTATATGCTGCATGCCACTGCCGCTCAGGCCGGACAAGTAGTCCTGCAAGAATGGGAAGTTGGGTTGCAATAATGGCTGATTTCGACCTCACAAATATATTCGCGGATGTCGGGGTGAGCGCCACTTATGTCCCGCAAGACACGCAAATCGAGCCGTTCACGCTGCTGGTCGTACCTACCGGCGGCGTGGCGCTCAATACGTTCCAGCCGTTCGGCTACAGCGACACCAACGCGGTGTTCGTGCAGAATGCGGATATTCTCAAGGCTGGGCTTGAATCTCCAACAGTGCGCGATTCTGGCTTGAGCGGAGATAGCATTATCAGGCAGGGGCCGCATGGTACAGAAGAGGCATGGATTGTGACCGAGAAGGAATATTACGACTATGCCGATGTGTGGGTTTTGACCTTGGAAAAGGACATCCGATTCCGCCCATAAGGGGCCGCGATGTGGAAAGCAACGCAGAAAGCTTTAGCCGATGAATCAGAAAGGCTGGGAAAGCTGCGTTGTGAGTGCGGGCACCTTCACCCTTATGATTTTTGCCCAAAGTGTGGCCGGCCATCATCATATTTCGAATTGAGGAAATGTAACGAGAGGAACCGTGAGCCCAATTAGCCCTGAATCATTGCGGGAAGACATTGTGGAAATCAAACAGCAACTGGCGCGCATCCAAAAATCGGTCGATACCGTTGCGGTGCAGGATGAGCGTATCAGGCACGTAGAGATGTCACAAGATGCTGTTTGGAAAAAGCACGATCGTCTGAGAGACGCCATTGATGCGCTAACAAAGCATGAAGCCTCGTGCCCGCGTGATTCAGTAAGCCGAATGATAGATCAAATCGATATCATAGCGCGTTATCAGGCATCATGCCCGCGCGAGCAGGTGAAATGGGTCTGGTGGGTGCTTGTGCCGCAAAGTCTGGTATTGCTTGGCATATTGATTACATTGATTTCCATGTTGCTCCATGGGAGCCATTGACAATGACAATTGAGAGAGACGCGAAATCTGCTGTTGTCGCATGGGTCATCCTGGTTGCGGCTATAATTGCCGCTTTCTCTCTCTGCCCTGGTTGTGCGATCACTTCTGAAGAGTGGGGCAGCATGACCCGCGGTGAGCGGCTAAAGGAAACTATTGCGGACGCCAAGCACACTGCAGCGGCAATCCGCTGGATAGCTCCGATTGCAGATATTGTTGTTGCCGGCTCTTGCCCTGAGTGTGTGGCCGGCTACAGGGCGGCTTCGGCAGCGTATCAGGGTTTATCTATACTGGTGGACGCTGCCGCCTACCAGGTCGAGTGCAAGCCGGAAGACCCGGGTGCACAAGCAAGGCTCATCGAGTTGACACACCAGGCGAAAGAAGCGTGGTCGAACCTTGACGCTGCCTATAAGGGTGATCCGGAGCCGATGATTGCGGCGGCAGAGGAGGTCGGCTAAATGCACACCACAGAGCTTGGCTTGCTGTTCGACTATTACGGCGATGATCCAAAGGTAAGAGAGATTCATGCCCACTATGCAGGTTTGGCTCTCTTCCTCAATGACAGTTTGCCTGACCGGTCAGAAAAACTGAAGGCTCTACTAACGGTCAAAGCATCCATGGAATTTGCGCTTAAAGCCGCTGAGGATGGCAGGTGATCCATGCCGGAATTGTTCGCACCCAAAGAATATTGGCAAGCGTCTCCGGAACTGAGAGAGGAAATATCAAACGGTTGCGGGCCAAAAACGCTCGGGTTTCTTGTTCCCGATACCATGTGGGGGCTATGCGTCTCTCCCTGCTGCGATATCCACGACTGGATGTATCGATTCGGATGGAGCATTGAGCACAAGGCCGAGGCCGATCGTGTGTTTCTCAACAATTTGATCCGCCTTATTCAGGCAAGAACCAGGAACCGAGTTCTTTGCTGGCTCCGACTTCGGCGAGCCAGAACCTATTACGAGGCGGTCCGGATCTTCGGCGGACCGGCATTTTGGGCTGGCAAGAATCAACCGGAGGAAGTGCGGGAGATATGAACGTGTTTCCCTGGGATAAGATTGACGACCTGTATCTGTTGACGCTCCTCTGCGCCGTCGCGGTGGACGCTTATTTAATCGGCGACAGCGAGACCAGGCGGAACCTGGCGAGTGCGGCGAGCGGCGCAATCGCGATGTACGTGAAAGAGAAATGATGGCTTACGGCAAGACGAATCAAAGTTTTAATCCGGCAGAAATCAAGCGGAAGCTGGCCAAAATGAGAGATGTGGATGTGCTCGCGCGGCTGCTCTGGGGGGAGTGCCGCGGGGAGCTGCTCAGGGGGCAGGTGGCGGTTGCGTGCGTGGTGCTGAACCGCGTAGCCGATGGGCGGTTCGGCAGGGGGATTAAGGGCGTATGCCTCCGCCCCTGGCAGTTCTCATGCTTCAACGCCAATGATCCGAATTTACCGCTGTTGATCCAGCCGCCGAAATTCGCACCGTTCGAACAATGCGAGATCGTCGCGCAACTGGGATTGGATCATCTGTTGGTCGATCCAACCGGCGGGGCAACGCACTACTTCAATCCTTCCGTTGTTAAGGGTGGTTGGCCGGCGAGCTGGGATAAGGACAGGATGGTCAATTGCGGCCGGATTGGGCGACATGTGTTTTTGCGTGAGGTGAAGTAATGGCCAGCGGGCGAGAGGTTGTCGGGGTAAAGATCGACAAGGCAAAGCTCCTTGAAGTCGATAACTTGCTCAGCGGAATTAAGCGAGATTCTGCAGATGCCTGCAAGCTCGCCATCAATAAGACTGTGACAGGGACAACGACCGACGTAAAAAAGGCAGTGGCTGAAGTGGTCAACCTCAAGCAGGCGCGCATAGCCGGCGATATCGACAACAAGAAAGCCACCAAGCTGCAGCTCTCAGCGGCCGTTTGGTCGAAGGGGAAAAAGGTCGAGCTGATCGAGTTCGGCGCAAAAATAGTCAAGGCTGGGGTGCAATACCAGATCGAGCGCAATAAGGGAAAATCGGTTGCCTCCGATATGTTCATCGCCCGGGGCGAGAGCAGCGGCGACTTGCACGTAATGAAGCGCACCTCCAAGGTGGGGACCGGGAAAGCAATTGGAGTGCAGAAGGCGGGTTATTACTGGACGTTCCCGCAATGGTGGCCGGCTGAGATGCGCTATCCGGCTCACATAAAGTATGGTCCTTCCATCCCGCAAATATGGGGCAAGCCGTTGGTACTGGAAGATACGCTGAAAAAAGCCAACGACCGGCTTAGCGTCGAGCTTGACCGGGCGGTCAACAAACTGCTGGCCGATGCCGAAAAGGCGCAATCATCCGGGTGGGAAGAATGAGCCAAAACGGGCGGCAAAGTGGGAATGAAGTGCCATCTGAGGAGCTGCCGGCAGTCGGTAAAGTGGGAATTTTAAATGGCTGACACCATCCGCGAAACTATCATAGTTGCACTGCAGGCCAAGCTGGGCGAGATTCGCACAGCCAACGGCTACAACTCCGAGTGCGGGCAGAGAGTCGAGCGGGCCGCCTTCTACTTTCGCGCGAATGAGCTTCCGGCCATTTCCATTTTCCCCATGCCGGAGACGGCTACGCAGGAATACGGCGCCAATGTCTGCACGATGCCCGTGCAGGTGCGCGCACTCTTCGAGCATGGTGCGAGCAGCCCGTCGGAAGTGGGCGAGCAAGTCCTCGGGGATCTCATTGAGTGCGCGGCCGGCCTTGAGCGCCTTCTCACGTTTCAGTCGGGGGGAATAGAGCCGCAGGCCGGAGACATCCTCACCGGCTCTATCGGCGGCGCAACCGCTGTGGTGCTGGGCCTGACACTCACGGACGGGTCCTGGCTGGCAGGCGATGCAGAGGGCACGATCCGCGTACGTGGGCAGGACGGCACCTTTCAGGCGGAGAATCTGCTGATCGACGGCGAAACGGCGGCGGCTATCCTGGGCGATTCCATCGAGTATCCGGCCAAATGGACCGCGACCGGGAGCGCAAAGGACAACATCTGGTATCGCGGGGGCGGGATCGAGGATTACCCGCAGGCTGACGATCATGCAACGCTGGTCGTGGTGAATTTCGAGGTGGTTTATCGGACCAAGGCGACAACGCCTTACGAGAGGCCGGCATGAATGAAAAGCTGATTCAGATCGCCTACCGCATGGAGCGGCAGGCTGAGCGGATGCTGAAGAAGGCCAAGCAGCTGCGGGAGATGGCCGGACAAAAACAGGGGGGACCGGCCACTTTCGGAGAACTCTTCGGCGCTTTGGTCGAGCAGTGGGAGAAGGACGGTAGTGTCAAAAAGTCAATCCACTAAAAAGCGCGAGGTGCGCTGCCCAGTCTGCCGGGCGAGGCTCTTTGATGTGGGCAAGGTCTGGGAAGTGGAAATCCAGTGCAGAAAGT